TGATTTTTCAGGATTAACAATCTTAACCAATCCCCATTCAGCAAGTAAGTTTGCAATAGTATTCCGTCTGCCTAAATCGTCATCATCAAAGTCTGTATCTTTGCCATCTAGCGAGAACAATTCTTTAAAGTGTACAATGTAATATTTGCCACGCTTATGCAAGATGTGGCACGACTGGAACAATTTGTTTTCTTTTCTTGAAGCCACTCCAATTCTAGTAAGAGTTTCTCTTACCTTTAGGAAATCATCTTTTTCAGCAAGAGTGATCTCCAATAATCTTTCAATGTCCATAACATCTCCCCGGTGTTCTATCCACCTTTTTCTAATTTAGTATGAATGATCTTTAAATCTTCATCGGAGAGAATCTTAAGTGCTTCTTTGGCTTTGGTAATGTTGTAACCATAATATTCCGAAACGTCTTTAACTTCTTGCGACACACGATTTTTCAACCACTTCTCGTACCTATTCCTAGGTCTAAGAGTATTTAGTAAATACGTGAATTGAAGTCTTCCGTCTAAATGGGAACTTCGGTTCATCTCATTAGCAGCCAGAATTGAATCGGGGAACAGGGAGAGTCCAATATTAATGATCCATGCACACTTTTCTTTGTAGTATTTGTCTAGGAGTTCTGGGTTCTCCAAGTCTTTGAATGGATCTTTTTTAGTGTGTGAAACAATCTTCAGGAGAGAAAACGGATCGTACTCAACTCCATCTAAGACTATGCTTTGCTTGTTGTTAGCTTTTTCAGACTGTTCAGAATTTTTTGATCTGTTATTTTGTGGCATATTGTTACTCCGGGCTGATTGATATCCATCAAATACATTGAACGGCCATCGTTTGTAGTCTTACTGCGCCATTTAGCTATCTGTGGGTCTACTGTATAGATGTTGCCATCAATAGAGTTGCCACGACCAATACTAGTCATGCTCATTGAAGGAACTGCAACAAATACAACATAGTCAACACTATTACATTTTCTCAATTGTTTAGCACTAATAGAGAATGCTCTTTCTGAATAGAATGGAACTTGAGTCTTAATCTCAACAGTCGATCCATTCACAGTCATATCTTTGTTGCTGTCATAGGGATCATCTGAATAGACTACATCATATCCAATAGAACGCAGTACTTCACCTACGATTCGTTCACCGTAGTTGCCAAGCATCTGCATTTTAACTTCTTTTGTTTGTGTCATTTGATTTCACACGATGCCATGACCTCTGTCAAGAATGCAGCCATATTGATTTCAGGATTAGCAACAAATGCAGCTTTGTATTGATACTCAGACAGAAGCATAATGAACACAGGCACGGATGCTGGCTCAATGTACTCTAGGATGTTATCAAACAGATTACGGAAGATCACTGACGAATCATTGTCATTGTTTTCGTTAACCCACTTGCGCATTGTAGAGAAGTCTTTCGACCTAAGAGTATCAAGGAGATTCTTGATAGACACCTCAATGACGTTAGATAGAATGCCAGTGTCAATCTTACCTGTAGCAGAATAGCGTTGAAGTTCATTCAACACCCTACGCCAATCTGGGAAGTGCTTCTTGATTACTTCTGCAACAACAGGAGGCTCAAACTCAATACCTTCTTTTTGTAGAATGCCACTAACACGCTTAAAGAATTGTGCAGCAAGCTTTGGCTTATCTGTATTGCTTATCTTAAATTGAATGACTGAGCATCTGGAATGTAGAGGCTGGATGATACGATTAAGAAAGTTGCAAGTAAGGATAAAGCCACAATTAGCAGAAAACTCTTCCATGAAGTTGCGTAAAGCTGGCTGTGTGCTAGTAGGGTTGAGATAGTCTGCTTCATCCAGGATAACATATTTACGACCGCCTTTAAAGGACATAGTAGATGCGAAATTTTTAATTTCATTCCGCAAGGTATCAATGTTGCCGTTCATCGATCCGTTGATTACGATATAAGAACACCCAAGTTCTTCAAGCATTGCTCTAGCGATAGTAGTCTTACCAACGCCAGCACCACCAGTCAGAATCAAATTAGGAATATTTCCATTTGACACGAATTTTGCGAATGCAGTTTTAAGATCAGCAGGAAGAATAGTCTCTTCTACAGTCTTAGGGCGATACTTCTCGACCCACAAGAAATCTTCAATCATCAATATACCTCATAATAATAATGTAACATCACCTACGTATTGTAACATAGGCGATGTTAGAATGCAAACACGATGTTAGGATTCCAATGCGACACGGCGCCATTCATCACCAACTTTTATCCAAAGGCGATTGTCAAATCCAACAGCCATGGATACTTTGTGTGTAGTTTCTTGATTGTATCCGTTGAAGTAGTAGGAACTACTGGACATACTGGTTACATGCTCAGGCTCTGGTGGTTTGCCATATGCGCCTGTAAATTGAATAGTAGTAGCATTCTCTGGCGGTGCTAGGTGACTAATGTCCTCTTTTACTTCTGGCAATGCAGGTAATGGAGCGGGCAGTGATTCTGCTACTACTGCTCCACCGATACCAGCAAAGAGTCCAAATAAGCCAGCACCTCTTAGAAAACTCCGCTTAGTGTTTACTGTCATGCTACTGGTCCAGTCACAGTTTCGTATAGAGTCTCTACGTCATCTTGCTCTTGGCGAATTTCAGCATAGTTTTGCTTATGATAAATCTTAGCAAGTTTGCGAGTATACTTTTTAGGTAACTCAAATTTATCTTCTACTTCAGCAAGAATGTCCTTGATCAAATCACGTTCTGCTTCCATGCGAGTGAGTGATGATGAAATTTCAATCAATGCATCTTTGATTTTCTTGCGGTCTTCAGGTGAAGATGGTACGATAACATTACTCATAGGATTTTTCCTCTACTAGTTCAGAGTTACACATAATATTGATTTCTTTTTTGATTTGGCTACGTTCATCATTTGTGGTGTGAATGCCCTTTGCAACTCTCATGAGTGCAAATATATTTGGACTTTCCAGTCTATCAAAGTCGCGGATATCTTCTTCATAATACCAGAGGCGCTGATTCACTTTATGTAATTCCGCTTCTTGTGATGCAATGGTATCTTTAACTGCAACGTATTCTGGAATAGCAACAAGCATATTATATTCATGCGTTACGTTAGACAGTTTTTCCTCATCTGTCATACATGCTTGTTTGATTCTAAGAATAGTAATCTTATCGACAAGTTCTCCAAGAGAGACTGGTACTTTAATTAACAGTTTCTCCATGAATTACTCTGCGTGGTTGGATTTCGGCTCAAGGACTAACCAGTATTCTATTGGTTCAGTAGTGTGCTTGAGGTGTGAAATTCCCTTAAAAGAGATTGTGACATTATAGTCCGCGGGAACCATCTTGAAGTTTTCAGTAACAAACAATGCCTCGAATTCTGCTGTAGTAGTGCCGACTTCAACCGAGAAAACGTCTGAATCAGCATTCTTTAAATCTAATGCAACAAGGGTCATTTTGTTTCGATCACCTCGCAATACAATATTAGGAAGACCCAATATACCAGCCATTTGTAATACCTGAGCAAGGTCATCTTTAGTCAAAATGAAACTCACTTCTGGATTTTCAATCTTGATATCTTTAGCTGGAGGTGCAACAACCATAGATTCGTCAGACAACCCATAAGTAGTCTTAGATTTACCTGATATAATCTTAATATTCTTTTCGCCTTCTTTGAAAGCTAGTTCAGGTAAGTCAAGAGTACCGATCAAAGACAAGAACCGATTCAAGTCGTAGATAGTAAATTCATGATCAAAGCTGTCTGGAATAGTTGCCTTAGCGAGAACAGTTTGTCCTTTAGAGATTGTGCGCAATACATTGCCTTGTTTGAATACAAGTCCTGTATTGATTGTTGAAAAGTTCTTTAGAACATTTATTGTAGCTTCACTGAGTTTCATAATTTTCCTTCTTCATTTGTTTTGTGTACATGCATAGCCATTATAGCATAGTGGAGAATCTTTAGCAACTCTGCTTTGTTCTTGCCATTCTTCTTACCATACCTCTGTGTGTACTTCATAATATTGCCTAGCGCAAAACCTTCTCCATGTCCAGAGTCGATGATAAACTCTGTAGCTTGGAATTTGGTTCTTGCGTAGTGTTGATTGTAGGTAGAATCAATATAATCCTTCAGTTCTTGAAGGATTATATCTTCACCAAATTTATAATCTGGTGCCATTTTGATTATCTCTTTGGTGAGTTTCTATCTGCTGTTGCTGACGCACCGATTGCTGCCATAGCTGCAAGTGAACCGCCAAAGATAAATGTGCCTGCGTGTTTCAGTTTGAGCCACGGTAGCATCCATACTTCTGAGCCAGATTTTCTAGCATACTGGCAGAACATGTAGTCCTCAGACAGGTAACGCTTAGATTCTGGATCAATGACACAATCAAAGTATGCCATAATCTCACGACTGCCATCAAAGTTAACAGTACGTGCGTGGTCTGGTTTATACGAACGTTCAGGCCACATTGCATCAAAGTTTGTGAATACTTCACGCTTGATAAGCATGAATCCAGTGCCGCCTTCTTTTACTTGCACTGGTTCTTCTACGCTGAATTTTTCAATACCGTCAATTGCATTGAATACAAAGTCACCAACAAAGTCTTCTAGGACTTGTGGATCTTTGTCAGCATATCCTTTATCGACTGCCATCTTAATCTTCTCCCAAGAAAGTGCTTTCTTTGGATACGGACCGCAGAC